CATGAACGAAAGACTCTTTCATCGCACAGCTAGCTGTTTTAGCATCCCGCCTCGGAAAGCGGGCGCACTGTATTCCCAGTTAACTACTTGGATTACAAGTTCTGGATTAGAGTTTACCGTCAGGCGTTTAAAACGCCTAAAGTCAATTCTAGTAGATCCTTCACAGGTTAATCCTGAGTCAGGGTTCCTTAGGGGACCCTGGGGAAAGTTAATTATGGATAAATCCATATCTTTAACTAACCGTTTACACATGGTCAACGTTTATAAGTCGTTCATTGCGGACGACCCAACGGAAAACCAGCTGTTGAAGTTCTACTCCACTATGGAGTCTAAGGACGTAACGGGTTTGGACCAATTGCCTTCAAAACCAGTATTGCACTGGATTGAGAAGATGTCAGGTCCTAAGAACCTTCTTCCAAAGCCTTATATGGATAACCCGGTTTCTGCTCAAAGGCAGTTACCAAAGTTACCACATGATGCTTTGTATTCCACATCTAATCCTTACGTGAGTAAGGGTTCTTATGGATCTAGGGAAGTAAACCTAGGGAAGGATCTTGCAATGTCCTTTGATGCACATTTCTGGAGAGTAATAGCTGGATCAGAAGTGGTCCACCATTATCTACCAGTAGGCATGCATCAATCTCTTATGATCAGCTCCAACGGGAGGTGGCAGTCCACTGGAAAGCGGACAACCCACAGATACGTTGGATCTCTTGGTTTTATCCAAGAGCCGGGGTACAAGTTAAGAGTTATAGCCAACCCATTGCGGGGTGGACAATTCTTCTTGAACCCAGTAAAGGATCTTCTTTTAGAAGTTCTTAAGCTGATACCGAGTGATTGCACCCATGACCAAATGAAGGGTGTACGTAAAGTACAAAATTGGTTAACCAGTGGGAAAACTGTTTATACAGTCGACCTCGCTGATGCTACCAACCTCTTCCCTTGGCCATATCAGAGGAAAGTCTTGATGTCGGCATTGCGCCGATCTGGACAATCCTCTTATCGTTACAGTGCAAACTTATGGAAAGTCCACCTTGATTTGGTGGACTCCTTTGTGAGTGGTGTTTGGTCAACACCTGACGGCGACAAACGGTTCACCCGAGGGCAACCTCTTGGTCTTGGACCGTCCTTCCCACTGTTTGCCCTATCCCACCATTCCTTACTCAGGGAATGTGGGGCAGACTTTGAGGATTATGTAATTCTCGGTGATGATATTTGTATATCATCTCCCAAGGTACATAACGCTTACAGGAATGCATTGGACAGGCTCGGCTGTAAAGTCAGTTTGGACAAATGTGTTACATCGTCCCAGATAGCAGAGTTTGGCGGTAAGTTAATTACTACTAACTCTTGTAGCTCGACATACAAGTGGGCTCCCTTGAGGAGTTCAAATGTGATGGAGTTGCTATCAGTCTTCGGACCTAGGATTCTTCCTTTGGTCCCGGAACCACTATTGGATGTTGTCCCAACCCTATGTACCTTACCTAGGTACTTGGGTGGATGCGGATGGATCCCTCCTTCTCCTTATAAAGAGATGGTTTCCACTTCCCTCGCTGAAAGGGTCGTAGAGCGGGTCCGTCCACAAGAGATTTCTCCTTCCGTTTCCTTACCGGAACGGTTTAAGAGCTCTCTGGACTTCAATTCCAGTTGGGTTGAGGGTAAGACAGGTCTTGACACCTTTGTCAAGCTTGCTCTTTCTATCATGGATCGGGTTAATGTGGTGCCTGGAGGAATTCCAGTACCTCATTCCGATCTGATAACCCCACCCTACCTTCGACAGTTTATGGTTGACGGTTCCGACCGTCCTCCTCTTACTAGTCGTCGATTAGTGACTCTCGCTAAACAGCTAAG